ATCAGATACAAGTATTTCATCAGTTGATGCAGGTTCAGCCGCTAATTCTGTTTGTCCTGATATAATGTTATCATTTAAGTGTTCACTTTCTACTGCATCATCTGCTATAGAACTAGCTGTTACAGAATCATTAGAAGGATTAATTGTTCCTACTGATTTAGCTTGATGAATTACATAAATATTATTTGTGCCAGAAGGAGGTGCTCCAGTAAATGTAAGTGTAGTTCCGCTTATGCTATAAGCAGAGTTTGGATCTTGACGAACATTTTCTACAAAGACCTCTATGTCAAATACTGAACTAGGTGCAATGTCTAATGTAAAAGCTGTTGTGCTTCCATCACCATTAAATCTTTTACCTTGAAGAGATTGAAAAGTGTTTCTGGTATCTAAAGGTGTACCAATAAAAGGCATCTTATGTTATCTCCATTATTGACACAGCAATGTCAGCTGCACCTGATGCCGCTAATGAAAGCGTATCGGTGGTTTCCATTACTACTTTGTTGCCTGCTAAAAGTTCTAGAGTTCCGCCAACAGGGATAGGTGCATTAGTAACAAGCTCAACTGCTTGGTTCGCTTCGTCATTTGCTCCTGCTCTGTTGGAAGTATCTGAACTTAAAGTAACTGAAGCAGTAATTTGTCCAGTTGTAGTGTTACCTACCATAATACCAAGAACTACAGTTGTTGTAGAACTCGCTACTGTATAAATAACATCTGAACTAGTAACTCCTGCTTTTGTTACAACTTTAAAAGTATTAGCCATCTACCCTCCTTTATATATTACCCGAGTGCTATTGCAAGAGCTGTAGGATCCTCTTGAGAAAATCCTTGAGCTGTCATTAAAGTTACCACTCTAGATAATGCTGCTTTACGGTTTGTGCCTCCAGCACCATCATCCACTATTATTAAATCTGATGTTGTTAGATCTGCGCCTATGTCAGATCCTCCATCAATCTCTAATGCCGTTAATGCTACTTTACCTGCTGTAGATATTGTAGCTAATTTTGTATCTGCGATTGCAGCGCTTGATTTAATGTCTGCATTTACAATGTTTGTAATTGTATTGTTATCTGAATCAATAGATTTGTTTGTTAAAGTTTGTGTTGACGCAATACCTGCAATTGTATCTGTCGTTGCTGGTAATGTTAATGTTGTATTACCAGAAAAATCAGCGTGTGCTGGTGCTTGAATAGCTGCGTAATGAGCGTTTGATGACTCACAATAAAATCTAACTTGTGATTGTGCTCCTGTATTTTTAACATCTACGACACCGCCCTCTACTGTTAAATCATCTCCTACAGTAACATCAGCAGTTACTGTTAAATTACCACTACTATCTAATTTTAGTCCATTACCAGAACCTACAGTTCCTCCTGATTTAATTACTAAATTATCACTGTCAGAATCATCTACAGCGAAATGAAACTTATCTGCTCCTTGTGTATCTAATATTATTGCTGGATCGCCAGAGGCCACGTCTATTTCTATGTTACCTGTAAAAGTATTTGCACCTGATAAAGAAGCAAATAAAGAAGTTACATTAGTGCCACCTATGGTTATTGCATCAGCTTCTACTGTGCCATCAAAAAAAGCATCTTTAAATTCTAAAGAACTTGTGCCTAAATCTACATCATTGTCAGTTACAGGAGCTAAAGCACCATCAACTAGTTTAATTTGATCAGCACCTGCAGCTCTAAATAAAATATTATTGTCAGTTGCAAAATCTATGTCATTGTCAGCATCTCTACCAACTACTAAACTTGTATTTTTTAAAGAAGCTACATTTAAATTATCACTACCATCTTCAAAAATTAATTTACTTGCAGGTAATGTGCAGAAAACATCTTTTGTACCTGAACTAAAATCTACAGCACTATCACTATTAGAACTAGATATGACTGTTGTTCTTGTTAAATCTGAACTGTCTCCGTCTAATGTACCTAACCCTACTTCAAACTCAGCCTGGTCTTGATGTGCAATACAATAGTAAACTGTATTAGAATTTCCAATACCAGCTGCAAAAGTTTCAAAACCAGTTACAGCACCACCAAGTGATACAGCACCTGTGCCTGTAGTAGTAGTTGTTTCTTTTACTCTGTCATTAATGACTAAAGCCATTTAATTTTCTCCTATGCTAATCTTAATATAGCGTTACTTGCGTCAGCAGTTGGGAACTGTATTGTAAATGTTCCACTTGTAGATGTTTTATCTCCACCAAAATCTAATACAGCAACAGCTTTATTAGAATCAGAGCTGTTATAAATTAAAGCTCCTCTTGCTGTAATTGTTGCAGAAGTAAAAGATATATCTGAAAAATCACATATAGCAGTTGTTCCAGATGTCGTTGGAGTAACACTAGTTAAAGTTCCACCACCAGACGAATATGTTCCTGAATCAGAAACTTCGTTTGATGTGCTGAATGCAGTTGTACTTGCATCTAAACTTGCAGAACTCGTATACAAGGCTATCTTAAAAGTATCCCCTGTAGTCGCAGTAAAATTGTGAGTGCCAGTTAAAAGCTCTTGTTTAAAACTTGTGCACACAGCCTGTGTAATTGCCATTTTTTATCCTCCTTATGGACTTGTTGATTTTATGGGCAATCTAATTGCACCATGCATGTACTCATCTCTTCGATGCCTTCCTTGCTGTTCTATCGCTAATTCTTGTATGGCTCTTTGATATGACTGTTCGTATAATTGCAGCATCTCAGCTGGTCCCTTTAAAAATTTAAAGGCTTCTGCAAGGCATCCGTACAACAATGCGCTTGGAGCATTACTGCCTAACCAAGACGAAGTATTTGTACTAGATAACCTTGTTGGTAATCTTGTAATTCCCAGTTCTACATTATATGCAAGATCTGGTGTAGGCGCAACTATTAATGAGTTATGATCCCACCAGGCCCAGTATACAGGTTCGCCAGTTGCTGTCCTGTCAGGCGCATATTCTGTAATAAATGATACATCTCTTTGCTCCAACATAGTTCTAGTTGGTGTGCCTGAAGCTGGAAAAATATGCATTGTTCTTATGGTTCCTAAAGATGTAGGATCAGGTGATGATCCACCTGGTAATGATACAAAAGGATTGCTTACAGTTAAATTTGCAGATTGATTAGATTTAAATACATCAATATCTACATCTCTAAATATTCTATTTTCTGCATGTTCTATAAAATCGTTTACACGCACATCTGTTAAAACATCAGAACTTACTTCGGTATAATCTCTAATTTGTGTTACTAATTCTGAATATGTGGTCATGATATACTCACAGTCACTCCACTAACGGAAGCTTTTACAATTGTTATATTTTGTTTTTGAGGCGCCATAGTATTATTTTGATCAAAAAAAGTTTTAGCTCCTAGTAATACTTGTACAGGTTCTGATCTGTCTGGTCTTGCATTTTTTAATGCTTCAGCATCCGCTCTGTGTGTAGATGGATTATCTTCTTGTGGATGTTCTGGTTCAAATTCAGATTTATGTACAAACACACCATCATGTTCTTCAATCATTTCACTATATGGAAATGCAAATCCACTACGATCTGAAATTGCTTTTGAATATTTTCCTCTAGCTGTTGCCATTACATAACTCCTACATCTGGAACAATTTTAATACTTGCTCTTGTGCTATCTTCAGATGATGCTCTTTGCCATTCATCTTCATAAACTTGTTTTAATAATTGTATTCTATCAGGTGCTTTTTTCATAGCTATGTAATAAGAAAGTCCAGATACCAAACAAGGAAAAAATCTAAAAGGGACCTGTGGATTTTTTGTGTAATCACCAGCGTCATCAATTCTAGTCATTGCATAATATTTAAAAGTATCAGCTGCATCAGGGGTTGGATACACATACAACTTAGGTGTTATAGTTCTTTCAATGTAAAATTGAGTAGGAGATGCTGAGGTAGATTTTTTAGATATGTTTAAATATTCTGCTCTACTAATTCTTTCTATCTGTCTATCAACAGTTGAATCACTAGCCTCTGTAATTACAGCAGATAATACATCTACTAAATCTGCATCTAAATCATATGATGAAGTGCCTGCAACTAAAGTTTTAGTTCTTTGTTCTATTGTCCAAAGATTTAAACCTCTGTTAGCCCACTCTGTAAATAAAAGATTAAGAGATCTTCTAGCAGTTTTAAGATCATATCCTGACCTTACATAAAGGCCACATCTTTCATATGACTCTGCTATAACCTCTTCAATCGTAAGAGTAAATGCGTTAGTACCTGAGTATGTCGGCATAATTTACTCCTAATATATCTTTTGAAACTCTGCTATAACTGTATACATGTTGCCTGAATCAGCAGTGCTTGGTACAACAAAGTTTACATCGCTTTCATTACTATTGCTAGATTTGTCTGCTGGTATACCACCAAACTCTCTAAAATCCCAATAGCCTGCACCTGTTAATCCAATTATAGGAATATCACCATCTGAATCTTCTTCATCAAGACGAGCAAAAGAATTACCTCCATCTCCACCTTGACAAGAATACCAAACTCTAAGTAAACCTAGATGTGCTACAGCAGTTCCATCTCCACGTGCAGCTAGTGCTGACACATCTCCCATGACTGTTGTGCTACCTGATCCATCTGATTGTACAACCATTTTAATAACAACACGATTGTCGTTTTGTTGTAATATTGTTGGTCCTGTTACTGTATCTGCCATTGTTTCCCTCCTTAATTAAGAAACTGTGGGGGATAAACCCCCACTAATTATTAAAATACTGAGTATTCTAACTCCACTGTAAATCTTCCAGCAGTAATATCAGCGTTAACCGCAGTTGTAGCAAAAGCATATAAATTTTTGCTAGCAATCGCAGCTGTGATATTTGGAACAAATATGTGGTAGTTACCAGCAGTATTGTTAAAGTTTACGTCAACTTCTGTGATTGATTGTGTAGCACTTAACTGTTCGTTAAAAGATGTTACACCAGCACCAACAATCTCAGTTCCAGAAGAAACTGCTGAGTTAGTAGCTGTACCAGAAGTCGCACTTAGTGATAAACCACCAACAAGAGTTTCTCCTGCCGCAGTTGTAATACCAATTAATGCTCTGTGAATAAAAAATTTACTAGGTGTTACTAGATCATCTGGTGCGTCTGTATTTAATGCACCAAGTTCTACAAGAACATCACCATCTCCATAAGCAGTATCTGCTGCATTTGTATCTGCTAGTGAACCTGCAAATGATTGTATTTTTCTAGTTCCCATTGAAACTAGTTGACCAGTAGAATTTACAGAAAATCCTGTTTCTGTTACGGCACCAGTACTAGCAGCTTTATTAATTACGTTAAAACCGCCCTCTGATCTTATTGGACCGCTAAATGTTGAGTTAGCCATTTTAAAACCTCCTTGGTTATATAGACCTAATCACATAGTCTCTATAACGTCTGCATTGCAGTCTATGTGACTTTATTTATATATACAGTTTTAAAGAAAATTTGCAACAAGAAGAATGGGCGATATACGCCCATTCTAAGTTTTTATTGATTATGCGCCTGGTGATCCAAAGATACCTCTAGGATCAGAGAATCCAAATGAATATCTCTCTCTAGCTTTGTATCTTACGTTACCTGTATCAAAATCGCCTTCCATTGAAGTTTTGATTGGTGCTCTGTTAAAATGCTTCAAACCATTTGGAGCGTCAGTTTTGATG